GATGGTTTAAGGATAAAGTAGAAGAACAACGTGAAGCTGTAAATTTCTTTTATGCGTTTGTTTTAAATAAAATAGAAAAAGTGTGTATTGAAAATCCAATAGGCATCATGAGCTCAATATACAGAAAGCCTGATCAAATAATTCAACCATGGCAGTTTGGACATGGAGAGACAAAGGCAACATGTCTTTGGCTTAAAGGCCTTCCTAAACTTGTACCAACAAATATTGTTGAAGGCCGTGAAGCTCGTATTCATAAAATGCCACCCTCAGAAAATAGATGGAAAGAAAGAAGTAGAACTTACGAAGGGATTGCAGAAGCGATGGCAAATCAGTGGGGATGTATACTAAAATGATGGTTTAGTAAACATCTCACATGAACATGTATACAAACTTAGGTAATTAAGCATGACTAAAAAAGTAAAACTCGCGCTAGCTGTTGATATTGATGGTAATTGGTGTGCCATGGGGTGGAGTGGAGCTTCATTAAAAGCTCTGGAAGAAGCTGTAGAAAGCAATGTTGATGAGCGGTGTACTCTCTACACGATAGAAGTTAATATTCCTGTTATTGATAAAAATCCATTAAAAGGAAAGGTGTTTTAAACATGACCCCCGAAACCAGAGCATGGATTTATAGAGCGAAGAAGCGAAATGAATATTATGAGATGGTTAGTAGTCTAACTAATCCCATCTACAGCATTCATGATATGAATGAAGCCATCCAAATCATCGAATCCCAAGAGAAAGAGATTGAGAGGTTGAAGGCATATTTAAATGAACCACGCATGACTGTTGAAGAGATTTATACTGAAGATTTAAAGCGAGCTACTGAAAATGAATCTAGGTTTAGAATGGTATTAGGAGATAAAGAATTCGAGCGTTTATATCCAAGTCTTAAAATAAATAAATGTCCACACATGAGAAGTCAGCAGCAATTGTCTGGATCCAAATGTATGAATTGTGGAGAATTAGTATGAGTACCCAAAACTACAGGAAACGAGCTGAGGAGTTTATTAATCATCAAAATAGATTGTTTCAAAATACAGGGCAATTAAGTTTCGATACTGAAATTTTAGTTCTTGAATCGGAATTTAAACAAGTAGCCCAGGAAGCTCGTCGGGAAGAGAATGAGGCGTGCGCAAAAGCTGTTGAAAAAGCCGATTGTGATCCAAAGTGTATTCCTTTTGGAGACCACATTTCATCATGTCAATGGAGTATGCTCCCAGAGAAAATCATCCGATCACGCATGGAGGAGAAGTGATCCAAGATTTTATAGAATATAAAGCTGTTCGTTTAATTAAACCATTGCCTGATCATGAAGTAGGAGAGGTATTTAATTTAGAAGGTGATGGGTTTATTGAATTCAGTATATTTTATAAAGACATTAGTTTTTATCCTAAGCATTGGCCTGAATACTTTGAAGAATGTGTAATTAAAAAGCCAATTTGTAACTGTCATGAAGATGAGGAATGTTAAATGAGAATATTTTACCCAGTACCTGTTGAGCATTTAACTAAAGATTTGCTTATATCTGAAAACTCAGCGTGTCTTAATATAATTAGACAGATTGATGATATGTTTACGGGAGAAGGCGAACATCCTCACCCTGAAGTGTTTAGATGGAAAAACTATCCAACATCTCTTTATTATAGATATCAAGAAGGGCGTAAGGCTTTAAGTGAACAGTTTTGGTTAGAGTTTATTGATCTTTGGCCTATTAATTTTAAACCGTCATTAGGATCGCAGGTTGTTTATCCTCAAGATTCAAATGAAGAGATAATAGATATATACGAAGCAGTTTTTGTTTCAGCTTTAAAATTAGAATATTAATAGGAGGATTATGTTAAGTTTTATAAAAAAGATTGTAGGCAAGAAAAGAATAGAAGCCCATGTAGGAGTTTTAAAATTACAAAATGGTGACATTCATTTTTGCCAGGTTGAAGCTATTAGACACAAAGATGGATCACTTACAATTAAACCGCCAACATGGGCACCTAGTGGTAGCGCATTAATAAAGGCCCCTGCTTCTTTTGATAAAAAGAGAGGTATTTGGTATCATGAAATTTAATATTATATTAAAAATATTATTCTTTCCTTTTAAGGTTATTGGGTTTATATATGGGTTTCTTGATAACACAATTTTCAATGAATTTTTAGATGGTAAAGCTTCTGGAAAATATTTTTCAATAAACACATTAAAAGCAAAATGAAATTAGTTATTACTCCTCACATTTCAGGGATTCTTGTTGATGAATATGAAGACAGCAATTTTGATATATCTAAAGCTAAATTTTATAAATTCAATTACGAAGATAATGGAGAGATGGTTAAACTTATTTTAAACAAAATAGAAAAGGAGAAGTATGAGATATCTAACGCTAAGACCACAGTTTGAAACTAAAGAAGAGTTTGGTGGGTCTTCAGTAACAATTAACTACAAAGATATATTCAAGGCAGTTCTTGTGGCTAACTCATCATTAGATGAGGATCAGCTTATTAGAGCAACTTATTTGTTCTCTAAAGTAAAAGATGCCAATGAAGGAGATGTTATTGAGATTGAGGACCAAGACTATCCAGTTATTTTAAATAAACTAAAAGCATTCACAAAAACACTTACAGGGCAAGCTGTTGCTTGTGAAGCTATGAGTGATTTTGTTAAATACATAAAAGACCTCCCAACTAAAAAATTGGAACTTGTGAAGTGATATATTTTTACAGACTCATATCCCTATGAGATGGACGTACGAACAATATGAATCCTATAAAAATAACCACACCTCGGCCACTGCCGAGCTTAAACGGACTATTCTCAATGAACCATTGGAAAAGAAACAAACTAAAAAAACAAATTCAGAAAGACATACAGTCTTCCTTGTTAGCTACACAACAAGAATCCAAGACAGAGACAACGTCTGTCCAAAATACCATATCGATGCTCTCAGATATCAAGGGATTATACCAGACGATACGATCGAGGATATTGACCTTTTTGTCGAGCAAGTCAGAGTAAAGAAAAAGATTTTTGAAAGAACTGAAATATTTATATTTTAAGGAGGGCTTATGCCTGTAGCAATATGGGATGGACAGCTTGTTAAGGTGTATGTGAACCCAATGACTAACCAAATAACAGACGCAATAGACTCACCTAATTGGCAGCCTCCTGGGGATACTATCCCTTCTTTATATAATAGTGAGGAATCACTTAAAAGGGCTTTCCCTGGTAAAGAATTTAAAATTGTTGGGGTTAAGAAGGAACATAATAACACTAAAACAGCAGAACAGTCTTTTGGTATTAAAGTGTCTGATGTTGAGTTGCAGAATATTATGATAAGAGAAGGTGGAAAGAAGATTGAGGTAAAACAAGAAGAGGGTTCTATGGATAAGCTTATAACACTTTTTACAAAGGCAGCGGTAGAAGCTAACAATGCTTCAGGTATGCGTGATAAAGAATATAAGAAAGGGTTCTGTAATGGGCTTGGTGTTGCTATTACAGCTTTAGACCCTTCTATGAAGGAAAGATTAAGAGATATTGCTATTAATTCTAAAACACAAAATCATGTGGATGAGGAATCATTCATATAGAAAGGAGATATATGAAAAAAGCAGGTAAAGTAGTTAAAGCAGTTAAATTAATTAAAAAAGCAGATAAAGATAAGAAAATGGAAAAAGCAGAAAAGAAGCCTATGGTTTCAAGTTTTGCTTCTCATATAGCAGCTTTAGCTAGAAAATAAAAAAATCCCCCAAATGATACTATATCAAATGGGGGATAGTTTTAATTAAGCTCCTTCTCGTACAGCGATATAAACCAAAGCAGCAGATGAGGCATTAAGTGTTGCTGTGATAGAAAAACCAGTGTCAGAGATAGCAATATCACTAGAAGTCGTTACTGAGTTAACAGCAGGACTTGCAATAGTCTGACGCAATGTATGTGTAGCCATCATACCATCCACAAATTCCCAGATGATGTTATTAGTTTGATCAATGATTTTCACATAAGCAGGTCTATAACCTAATGTGATTGTTCTTGCGAGCCCTGTGCCTGTAAGGGTTCCAGGTTCACAATTGAATGGGTTAGCCATATATTCTCCTTTTATCTTCCTGCATTCCAGACAAGGTTATTGTCTAAAATGTTAATGTTAATGTTAGTACCGATTGTAAATCCATTAGATCCAGAGGTGATTCCGCCAGAGCTGACATAAGTTCCACCACCAGAACCACCACCTGATGTGTAAGCATAAGACACACTAAGTGCTGTAATTGTATCCGCTGGCAAAAGTGATATCAAACCAATAGTATAGTTTACTGAATATGTGCCTGTTGTTGGGGAAAGAGTGTTTGGAACTTGTCCAAGAGGACCTGTGACACCACCCGCAGTAGCATTAACAGCATTAATAAATGCTGGGGCATGAGCCAAACCAGCACTTGTACTACCAACAACTGTTGGCGATTCACCGTTAACATAAGTTAACGTCGATCCACTACCCCCTGTAAAAACAACCCCACTATCAGCAGGCATATTCTTATACCATTTGATAACGTTACCGTTAGTTGTATTCATTACTTCAACCCATTGTGGGGAGAAGTCTAGAGTAACAACAAGCGCAGCAGCTGTGCCTGTAACTGTCCCACTAGCTCCATTAGGGCCGAATAATCTATCCCCATTATTCATAATATCTCCTTATTAAACGTTAATTTTAAAACTACTTTGTTAAACAATTACCATAACCAGACAAATTAAAACAATAAATTTAAGGGGAATAAGGTTTTATCCCAAACAACTTACAAGCTAAGTAATTTATTCTATGGATTATCCCAGCAGGGAGCTGATTGAAGTCTTGTGATATACGATTCAAGGTCAAGAATATATTCAAGACCTTCTGGCGAAATGCCAACCTTCTCTTTTCCCGTCTGTGTCTTGTATTCATAGAGCCCATAATTAATTGGCGGTTCCGGCCTTATTGGTAGAGGGACTAATTCTTGCCTCTTTGAACACCCCATTAATATCAACAACATTATTAGAAAGATGTAATTTCTTCCTAAGAACTTTGTTCTCTTCGATAATTTTATCATTTTCCTCTATCCATCTATTTAAAGCAGATTGATGGGCTTCTTTTTGTGAAATAAGTTTTTTTGTATTTATAAGCTCTTCAGATTTTTTCCCTGCTTTATAAGCAAAAAATACAGACCCTGCTACAGCAGCAAGAACTATACATACAGCAATCACTTATCACCTAATGGGGTAGGATCTACACCAATGCTTACCTTTGTAAAAGCACGGGCTATTGTGTATACAGTTGCTGATATTGTCCCTAAAATAGCAGCAGTCTTAGGGTCGCAAATACCTGTAATTCCACTTAATGCCGTTGCTAAAACAGAGGCTATCGTAAGCCAGAATTCAGAAGTTTTAATGCCAGTCTTCACTTTATCTCCTTTGGCCATCTATAAGAGATGACTTTTGATTTGTTAAAATTTAAAATTGAAACTTGATCCCCTTGGTTTCCACCTAAAATCTTTACATGGTCAGGACCTTCTCCTACATAAAACCCAACATGCCCTTGGCTTCCAGTCCCTCTCTTTAAAACTACTATACAACCAAATACAGGCTTTTTCAAATCTGATCCCCAACTTTCCCAAGACCTTGCAGCCGCTGAGTTAGTGCCTTTAATACCAACCTCTCTCATGACCCAATTAGCAAAAGAACCGCACCAAGGGACTTCATCACTGCTTGCCTGCAATGAGGTTGCTTTGTGATATTCAACAATTCTTGGATTAGCTTCAGGGCCTTTTATTTCATGCTGACCAAGTTCCTTCTCAGCAATTTCCATCCATTTTGGAACTACGAGTGCCTCGCTAGCCATCCAGCTACTCCCCCTGTAATTGCTGCTAAAATAGTATTTACTATCTTAGCAATAAACCCACGTTCGCTCTCTAGTTTAACAATTCTTTCATGAACATTAAAGTGATTTTTAGATTCACTATTTTCATGTTCCCGTAAGGTTTTAGAAAGCTCTTTAAATTCAACAAGCAAACTTTTAAAATCAGTCTTAATCTCTGTTAAGTGGCGGTCAAATCTATCTTCCAAGACCTTTGCCCTTGTTGACGTTTCAACTATTAAATCTGCATATGCCTGGTCTGTCATTTAGTTATTCCTGGTATTTTTGGCTTATGTCAGTTATTGGTAAAATAGATTTATCGTAAATAGCTAAAGCATTAATAACAGATTCTCTGAAAGTCTTATTAACAATAAAAAAGCCAACAAAATCTTGGCTAAGAATAAGTTTATTGATTAATGCTGTAGTATATTGGGTTCTATTCTTAATTATATTTTTAAGAAATATCCCAATATTTTTTGAAGACTCACCAAAAGTCATTTTGTCCCCCTCACCATTCATAGCAATATGGACCAATGGATGATTTTTAAACCAATCCATTTTAGACTTTGATGAATATAAATTATTCAACTCATCATTAACATGATCATAGACATCATTTTTAGATATTTGTTCATCTAATATTTTAACAAAAAAAGGATCTTTTATAATTCTGGACAGGTTACTCATTTGAACGCCTTCCATTAAGATAACTTGCTAGGGCTGGGGCTAGATATTTAATCATTAAAGGCTTATTTGACTTAGAATATCCTTCTATCATTGAAGCTATTCTTTTCTCGGCAGGAGAAACATATTTAAATGGGATAGGCTTAGGGGCTACCATAGACTTAGATTGATCTTGCAGCCCACCAAAATCTGATTCTATTCTTAATAACTTATCAAATCTATCACCCAAAATAGATTTTAAGTTGTCTCTACCATAACCATTTATGGCTTTATTAAGCATCTCTGGGGTTTTAGCCTTGGAGGCAAGATCATGCAGAATAACATCACCTGTTGAATTCGCCACACCTGGAGTCTTGTTTAAAACATCACTAAGAAATGATTCTGGTAATGAGCCTTTTGCTCTGGCTATAATATGCTCACCATGAAGGTCTTTAAACTGCCCAACATTATCTAAAATAGATTTAGCGTCACGATAATCTTTGGTTGCAGAAACAAATTTCTCAAATTCCTGCTTCGGAGCCTTTTTAGCCAACGCAGCTTCCAATTCTTCTGATGATATTTTAGATAAAGATCCATAGATCTTTTCAGCTGGGCCTCTATTCCCAGAGCCGAAATCAGCAAGAGACTTCAAGTCTTTATCAATCTTATATAAATCCATCACAGATAATGACTTACTAGGGGCTTGTTCATAGCCTAAAGCAACTTCTTTTGTTTTTGGGCCTATATTAAGCTTATCAGCAAATTCTGATAACTTCCCAGCAAGCTTTTTATATTCAGGACTCATTCTCTCTGAAGATGCTCCAATATCTCTTATTTGGTCTGTAATAGCACTCTTTAAAGCTTCAGGGTCATGTGTAGATAAACCATATTTATTTATAATAGGTTTAACTGACATTTCGTAGTTTGTGGTAGCAGCTATACCTAAATCTTTAATTGACTTACCAAGAGCCTCTCCAGATTCAGCTCTACCTTTTAATGGTAAGTCCATTAAATCATTCTTTAAAGAATCTAGAGAAGATTGGTAGTTATTAGAAGCCATTTCTTTTTGAGTTCTAAACTTATCCTGCAAGTCGGCAATGCCAGTATTATATTCTGATTTAGCAAGATCTTTAGCTTCATTTTGAATAGCTTCTCTAGCAGAACCAATCCCTATCCCCAAAGGGTTCATCTTATTGATGGATTCATTTGCCATCTTAGCAAAGGGTTGGGCTGAGTTACCAGCTACAGAACCTACTTTATAAGGGAGGCCAGACAATACAGCACCTGTTAATGCGTCCACAAACGACGCTGAAGGGTCTATTTCAGTTCTAGCACCCTGGCCTACCCCTACATTCAACAAAGCGCCCTTAACTGCTTCTACAGCCGCTGGAGAGCTTTTAATAATATTTGCAGCAACTCCTGTTTCAGGGATTAATCCACCCAAGAACCTACCTCCAAGGACATATTCTGGGATTGAAGCAAATCCCTTCCCAAAGTTATAAGATATAGGGGTCTTGTCAGCATAAGACTCAACCTTACGCTTTGTATTATCATACCCTTGTCTATAGGAATCACCCATACTAACGTCAGATCCTGTTATAAGATTATATACAGGCTGCTCTAAAGCGTTAACAACACCACCTAATGTATATGAACCAGGGACTTGATTTGTAAGCCCTGCGCCAACCCCAGCCAATGATTGTAATGGATCTACCTCATGACCTAAAACGGTATATTTGTGCCCGTTCTTCTCAACATTTGTTTTAATGTCAGAAGAATCACCAACATTAAATCCCATTATTTTTAAATTATTATCTCTTTCTGAAGTAGGCGCAAAAGCTGAACGAATAGCCATCAAACCTTCAGTTGATACTTTTGATAAATCACCAGCTTTATAAGCTTTTAAATCATCTTCTGAAACATTTTCTAAAGACATTATTTATTCTTCCTTCTCGCAAGCTCAGCATCTATTGCATCAATATGGTCCTTAGGTGGGGCAGAAGTCTCTTCCAAAGGGTGTCTTGCTACCTTATTATAAAATGTTTTAAAATCATCCTCAGTAGCTCCATTTATACTCATAAACGCAGCCTTGGCATTTCTGATAGAATCGTCAGCGGCAAAATTAATAGACTTCTTGATTGCCATTAAATCTTCTTTTTTAAGATTTTCATTAAACAATACTTTCTTTAAATCCTGTTCTATTTGGTTGGCATGACGAGATGATTCCCCCATTATCCCCGTAGTAGTCTTTGCCTGCATTATTCTTTTAAGTAAGTCAGCACCTCTAAGCTCTGGGTTAGCTTCAAAATAAGATAATAACCTATTAATACGACCAGAAGCAGGGCCAGGACCGCCTGGTAATGCTAATAAAGAATCAACAATATTATTAGCATACTCTTTTATAGATTCAGCATTAGATATAGGCTTTTCAACTTTATCAGTTAAAGCTTTCTGAATCGAAGGAGATGGGTTGGATAATGGGCTTATAACAAACTTATTCTTATTTAAATAAGCTTCGTTTGTTCTAGCCATAAACTCTTCAGCCTTACTAACAGGTTCACCATTAAGCTTCTTAGCCTGAATTTCACTAAGCTGCATTAACTTAGACATTGGGATGCCAAAATTCTGGTCATCATATTTCTGCATCTGATAATCAAAACCTTTATTTTGAAGAGTTAATTTATTTTGAAAATCTTTTTGCTTTTCATATGACGAATTAACAACCCCAAGAGCGCTCTTCCAATCACCAGCTTTTAAGTATTGTTGTGCTAAAACAGCATCATCTTTACTTTTAAGATCAGGAAGAAATTTAGCAATCCTTTGAACATTTAACTTATTCTCAATATTTTTAGAGGCTTCATTTAACTGACTATTCCCAAGAGATATAGCTGCATTACCAGTTTCAGGGCCTCTCTTCTTTGCCGCAATAATATTAGCAGCTGTCCCACCACCCAACCCAACCACACCAGCTAAAGCCTGAAGTTTGTCTATAATACTTGGCCCCTCTGCATTAAAATATGCAGGAGGGATCTGCTCCCCTCTTTGTACTGGGAAGCTCGGATCCTGAGCTTGTTGCTGCATCATAAGTAATTGTTGTGGGTTTGTAGACATAGTTAAGCATTAAAGTTTTTTGAACCAAACTGAGACTCGCTTGAAGTAACTCCACGCTGTTGTCCCTGTAAGGAGGTTAATGTATCTAACAAATTTTGTAATGGTTGTAATCCTTGAGTCTGCGCATTAAGCCCAGATAATATTGAATTTAAATTAAATCCTTGTTGCATTAATTGAGATTGGTTTAATTGATTTTGTAAATCATTCTGCAAACCAATATTACCCAAAGCTCTAGAATATGTCCCTTGTTGTGCTTCAGACATCAATGGTTGCGTAGCTAATCTTGACTGCAAGTTATTTTGATTCTGTAAAATTCCAATCAAAGACTCATTCCCAGGAGTTCTTCCAAGACTAGACGCAATCTGGGCATTTGTAGCATTTCTTTGGGCATTAATATTATTGGTGCCCTCACTAATCCCAAGACGTCCAAAATAATCAACTCCACCATGTAAGGCAGAATTTAATTGTTCGGGGCCAGCATAATTCGTCCCTGTGGTAACTGTCGGGAGATTAAACCCTGAAGTATTTGTGGATGAGTACGGAGAGAATCTATTTAAATAATCTCCAGCTCTAGAATAATAGCTGTTTAAAACATCTGCTATCCCAAAACCTAAACCTTGAGATGTCCTACCATAACCAGCTCTACCTGATAAAACATCCAATACATTAACAGGTATCTGGTTAACGTTAGACCCTTGAGCTTGAGTATTGCCTCCAGCCCCCTTACCATAAATAGGGTCTGGGGCATCATATGGGGTTACAGTGTTAAACATACTATACGACCCCTGGCCGGGCGATGGTAATCCAGGAAGTATACGTGATCCTGAGCTTGGTGTGCTTGTAGTTGTATCTGAAGAAACAATCATTTAATACCCCCCACCAAAACTGCCCAAAGTTTTAAGCAAATCACCATTATTAAATGAGGCCCCCATGCTAGGTTGGGGATATTGCCCAAAGTTCCCAACATTAAAGCTAGGTATTTGAGCTAGATTTTGTTGATGTTGGACCCCAGGAGCCGCTGGAAGATCAGCATTAGCTGTTGGGCTTAACATATCTGTAGGCCCTGGCTTAGGTTGTTTTTTAGTTAAAGCGTTCACTGCGCTTATACCACCAACAGCTAATGTCCCTAAAGCTATAGCTTCTGTCACTCCGAAATCTGGCATAGTTACCCCGTATAGACGCCTAAAAGCTGTCTTAAAATGTCTAAATGTTTATCTCCGTAAGCACTCTTTTGCATTCCAGAAAGGTTACTCCCTCCCTGGCCAGTACCACTAGGAGTAGCTACTTTAGAAGAATCTAAAGCCCCTAATGGCCTAGTCTGGTTTCCTTCATATTGTCTTTGGATATTAGTGCTAGCGCCTAAAGAACCGCCCATCATATTTGATGTTTGCTTATAAGGGCCTTTAAGTGCTGAATACAACCCAAGGCCAGTATTAACTAATGTGGCAGCTCCAGTAAGCCCATTCATTACGTCTTTCCATCCAGAACCTGAATTTTGGGCAGATTGGCCGATACTAGGAGCAGACAACTTATCGCCCCAATTACCTAAGTTAGGTGTAGAAGAACTGCTATTGTGGCCCCAATCTCCCATATTATTTGTACATAACCTCGTAATGATCTTTATCTAAACAATATTCCAACTCATCTTCAAAAATACCATTCACTATACATGATTTATCAAAATATCCTTCTCTTCTCAAGCCACCTTTTTGCAAACTTCTTTCAATATCAATTCTTTTTGCTAAAAACTTAAAACTCATACGTCTTAAAGGCATTTTATCAAATAGTATCCTAGCTAAAGCTAGTATAGCCCAAAATGCTAATTTATGGCCATTTCTTGATTCATCTTGATACTTATCCAGCAAAACTAATCCAACTTGAGCACCTAACCCATACCAATCTATTTTAGTAACTACAGCAAAACCTAAAACATCACAATCCATCTCACAAGAATACATATCACTACTCGTGATAGACTCAATATTTTCTATATCTTCTTTTCTTAAAGAAGGAGGGATCCTCCTAAAAAACTCATAATATTTATCATCATTATAAATATCCCAAAATAAATTGGCTTTATCTTTTGTATATCTAAAAAGCTTTATAGGGTTATTCATTAACTTAAAAATCCAAAAGTTCTTAAAGCATCATAAGCTTTTTGAAGCATGTCTTGCTCAGTAGCTGTATAGACAATGCCAGCTGTTTGTGCTCCGCCTGTTTGTTGTGCTTGTGGCGTTGTGTTAAAAAAACCGATGTCACCGTTAATTCTGACAGATCCTGTTACGTCTAACTTGTAAGCAGGCACCATATTTAAACCGAAATCGCCGTTTGCACTCATTACGTTGAGTCTCCCAGCAAGTCCTGTAGCCGCATGTTTAAAATCTAAACCGCCAGAAGGAATCCATTGAACAGCTGTAGTTCCAACAATCTGTTGCCCGAAATCTACAACATGCTCAGCTGACGAGGCAAAAGCAGTCCACCCGCCTATCTGAACGTTTGCGTTTAGGTTGGCATCATTAACGCATCTAAAATCACCATTAACATCCAACTTATGAGAAGGCGGAAAAGATCCAATTCCTACAGCACCTGATTTAGAAATAAACACTCTGTCGCCAGCTGATCCTGTTGATCCATATTTAAAAACAAATCCACTATTAGGAATCCATTGAACAGCCGTGGTTCCAACCAATTGCTGTGAGAAATCATAAACAGTTTCTGTTGAAGATAAAATATGAAGACTCCCGTTAATTGTTAAAGCAGAATCGGGAGTTGTCGTATTAATGCCAACATAATTTGTAGCTGGCAAAATTGTAAAAGGAGTTGTTCCATCTGTATGACTTTGAATCGCAAAGGCTCCTGCCCCAGATGGATCTGCTGATGCAGAAGACTTTACTCGCCATTCCGCACCGCTTGTATTTGTATTATTTAATATAAGATTAGGGCCTATAGTAGAAGTTGTTCTAAGCTCTAAGTCATGAGGGATAGGACCAGGGATAGTTATATCAGGAGTTGCACCACCGCTAGAAGCCAAACCATCACTTGCTGTAACTGAAGTTACCCCACCACCACTGCTTGCATGTCTTTCCGAAGTTTTTGGCATATCGAATCCTTTATATATTATAACTAAACTTAAATTAATTCACCATAAATTGTAACATCAAATAATACTGAACCGCCACCACCGTAGGCAGTAGTTAAATTCAAAGTAATAACATCTCCTGAATACAAAATCCTTGAAACACCTGTTATGTTATAACGATATTGCTGATTAATATTATTAAATCCGGTAAACGTCGTTGAAGGCATGATGTTGTCGTAAGTCGCTGCGTTCGTTCCTATTGAACAAACCATCGCTCCAGTAAGACCTGTAGTATCAGTTAAATTAAAAGATATAGAAGATGGGCGCCAAGCTGTCGCTACAATAGCTGGCACTGTTGTGAGAGTCCATGTGCTAACAATAAGTCCGCTTATACTTGGAGCATAAGCTAATCTGCCAGTTATAAGTTCAACCCCATTTGTCAGAGTTGCTGACTTAATATTAGTAAATTGATTCCCCATTTTATTAAGCGTCGCCATATTAAGTCCCCAAAACCTCAACTTCGAATTGAACAGTCATGTCTCTTGCTTGGCTCAAAAAGCTTGTAGAAACTCTTATATCGATAAGATCCCCAGCTACTAAATCAACTATACCAGTTACTGTCACACTTGTCCCAGTAGTAAGGCTGGCGCTTAAAGATGATGCTACCGCATTCACATAAATATAATAAGTGTCAGGGAGTAAAACCCCAGGGGCTACTCTGTTTATAACAGTAAAATTAATGATTCTTGATTTAGATTTTGCTATATAACAAATATATCTATCAGAAGAATAACCTGCAGGAGATAGATAGTTTGTTGTAATGCTTTGTTGCTGCTCACCGTAACACGTTAGCGACACTTTTTCAGTGTATCTTCTATCTAATGCATATCTTGTGTAAGATGGGTCAGAATCAACTTGGATGTAATCAACTAAATCACTCAAAATCAACAAACCATCATGTAAAATATTTGGAGATGTAAATTGTGCGCCTGTCTTTAGCACTATGCCAGTAGCCGGTGTAGGGCTGAAATTCCATGTCGTTGTCCCTGTATCATTAAAATATGATAACCCGCTGGCTCTACCAATACACGTAGGTGCTGTGGCTAAAATAGAATTTACCCCGTTACATTTAATATATGTCCCACCATCGATATTAAAAAACCCATCCATGTAGTTTGTGGAGTAAGTATTAAATGAACCTAAATCGATATAACTATTTACTGAAGTTATCCCATAACCTGAACCAGTTACGATGATACTATTAGCAGTAAATGTACACCCTGTGCCGTTTAACAATTTAGCATTGTATAATGACCACATTTTGCAAGGTGATGTCGCGTTTGGGGCCGTTAAAGATATGCTGTTGTTATTAACTAAAGTAGCGCCATTTGAACTAAATCCATTAAAAGTATTTGTTATCACTAAAGGGTTTGTCGATGTTTCATTAAATAGAACTGAACCATAGTTAGAAATATGAAATGTTATAAAATTATCAGCTTCAACATTTCTTAAATATAAATTCCCAGCAGATTGATAAATACAGTTGTTAGTGCCGTTACCAACAAGCCTGATACCTGCTAATCTTAAAGATGTTATTTTAGAATTTTGAGAAACAACAATACTATTACCGCTAAACACAATGTTTGACGGAGTTGTTTCATCACCGACAAACTCAATCAAAGATCCATAAGCGTTTGAATCATATGAACGCCCTACCATGTCTTGGACATCAAATGCTGCGGAAGTATATGAACCGGCACCGCAAACTATTTGATATTTACCAGGGGCCCCCAACAAGCATTGTTTAATGGCATATGCAGGCGTTAACCATGCGGTCATTGCTGTTAACCCGTCATTAGCATCTGATCCAGCCGGATCGATATATCTTGTAACGACAACATCATAATCATCACAAGCATACCCATTTTTTGCCACTAAAACTTCAGTGGCTGGCTTATACGTAAAAAATGCATCACAGACTATATTAGTCGGGCTGTTAAAATAGGCTACTGACCCTGCTATCCCTGAACCGGTTATTCCTCCACTACCAAATATGACCCAGTCAGCATTAGTTAACCCTGGGCCTAGTTGATATGTCTGTAAAGGGCTCTGAACAGTAACTATCATACCAGCATAACGCTGGATAGTTGGAATAGCATCACGAGTAGCAATATCAGCCTTAATGATTTTATCGTCTGCCGGAAGAGCTGCACCTACTAGAAAGTTTGACGATACGTTAATTGACATAATTAATAAATATAATGGTTTGTAAACGCAATTTGTGTTGTTAAATGGTTAAACTCATAAGCTCTATAGCTTTGTGGTGTTCCATCTAACCCAATTATTGTCACGGTTCTTACAATATAATCGCCAATTGTTTCAAAACCGCTTTGGTCTAAAATACTAGTTAATATTGGATAAGAAGAAGGATAAGCAAAATAATAAACCTGTGCTGTAGGAGAAGTGGTTGTGTTTGTATTTTGTTGTGTCTGAATAATCTTTGTTAACGCCCCAATTTGTGCGCCTGTTAACCCAGGAGCTCCAACTCCATAATAGTATGGATAAACAAACGAATAAGTTCTTGTAGCTGTCGCAGTTGATGTCCCATCCCCTACCGTTGCTGTGTAGGTGGTCGCTGCACTAACGGGGCTACTGGTATCAGTATAAGGAGCTTCCGTTCCACCACCAGGGATTGGAGTAGCGTAAGTATGTATAACACCAACACCTGAACGACTTAAAGTTAATGTAGTAATTGGGTTTGTTCGTCGAGTCGTGGTCGGAGTCAAGCTAGGGTTAGTTACCGTATCCCCATACTCTCTTAACCCAGCGGCAGGAGATATTGCTAAAGATACCAAAGGACCTTGATAAGGGTAATGCTCTTGCCTTAAAGTCGTCTGGACTAGAGTTGGAGCAGTTCCCAAATCAGTGCCAGCTGTAATCCCTCCAACTGTAGCCGTAGTAACGCCTAAAGGGATCCAAGTTCCACCACCTCCACCACCACTACCCCTTTGAGAAGTCCTTGGCATTTATCTACCGCCACCCTTTTTAACCATCCATTCAAAGTTAATGGTGTTTGTTCCTGACGTAGGAGTGTAAGCTACCCTCAAGTTCTTATATGTCATGGGGGTATCAGCCAAATATTCTTGGTTTGGGGATAATGTCGTGACTACAAATAAATCTGACGTAACATCATTCCATGTTGAATCATTTAAAGTCCCCTCTAAAGTCACTGTCATATTTGTGAACGTTTGAGTTAGGATGTTGAAATGTTCATAATTAGTAAAATCTAGGTACTCATAATATGTAGTGACCGGCAAATTTGTTTCCGAAACAACACCACATTTATAAGAACCACCTGTATATAAAACTGTCATAAATTCTCCTATTCTGAATGAATCTCAAAGAAAAAATCGGCATCAATAAAAGTCCCAGCATTATTGATAACGTTAACGCCAACATGATTAGTGAAAGCATTGGTTGCATATATTGTAGTACCTGCACCAAAAGCACCAGCCAAGCTAACAGTAGCACAAAAATTAGACCCTACATTTGTCGAAAAATTACAAAGATATTGTCCCGCAGCAGATCTTGTTACCGATGCACAGTTGAAAGATGAAACAATAGTAGCAGTTCCCCCAATAATATACCCCCACGCCTTAGATGCCGATCTTCGACTCATATAAGTCTTTGAACTCGGAGATGATCTATCAGGCAAAGATAATTCACCAGAAGAATTGAATTCACTTACTAATGAGTTATTTACCAAAAATGATAAAGAGTTTGCTGCATGTGAATAAATCAACCCGCCTGGAGCGGTTCCAACTGTGTCGGAGAATTCAATAGCACAACTATGACTAGAATCTGATTGAATCACTAATATATGACTTGCAGCATCTGTCACATTTCCAATGACAACATCGGCACCAGAAAATAGAGTTTCTGGGTTTGTGCCGTTGCCATTAAACCCAAAATTAACCCGTGTAGACGATGCGCGTTGCATTCTTAAAGCATCATTTCCACCAATGACAGCCCTTAAGTTATCCGCTGATACTTCATCAAATGCAGTATTCCCTGAAGCTCCATCAAAACCAACATTGTCTCCAGATTGAACAAACAATCCTCTTCCACCGTTCATCGATAATCCAGATGAGTTAAAAGTTCCTGATTCAGTACCAGCAGTAACAATTTGTATATTATTTGCGGAGGGTTCTGTTAAATAAGTATCGCCACCACCATCTAAATAAAATCTTTGACCTGAGTCTATTGTTAGTGCGCGTCCCTGAACATTTATATTTCCTGTCGAAGTATGATTTATTCTTAAGGCGTTGGCTCCATTAGTTACAATCTGAATTTCATTAGCAGCATCCTCTGTTAAGTAAGTATCACTACCACCATCTAAATAAAATCTTTGAGCACTTTGTATAGCCAGGGCACGATTTCCTAAAGAAACGTTAGAACCGTCTATTTGCAGGCCTAAAGTGCCACCAGTTATTATCTGTATTGTATCTGCCGAAGACTCTGTAATACGAGAAGTGGCACCAACATTTAATGATATTGTCTGTGTAGTAGGGACTGTTAACCCAACACTAAATATTGGGCGCCCAGAATAAGCAGGGGTTCCTGTAAATGTACCAGTTAATGCCCCGCCATTAATTGTTTTATTTGTAAGAGTTTGAGTTAATGCGGTCCCTACGATTTGCCCAACCCCAACTCCATGAACCCCTGTTGTTGCAACCTCATGGGTATTACCATCATTTACTAAATGGGAGAAATTTGAATTAACTTGAGCTGAATATATGGTTGTAAAAGGTACAAAAGTATATGGTACTGAAAATGGCATATCACCCCAATAATAACATACTAAAAGTTGATCCTGGCAATGTAGACCTTATATCAACATTGTCGTTTCCTATACTATAAACATAAACGCCACCAGTTTGGCTTATAGGGATACCCATATAAGGTCTTGGTGTCATGTTGTGTCTAAATAGTCTTGACGTATTCGCCAAAGGGTCTGTCGCCCCATCAATTATCCTATAAGACATGTTATCTAAATTAACATGCGACAAAATTTCGGTCAATTTTATTGACAATCTATCAATTTCAGAATCCTTAAAACGGCCAAGATTAGGCTTCATTTAAATTCCTGTGGTCTTCCATTCTTTGTCCATCCATAAACTGTTATAGGTTGCCCATGACCAGAAGTCCCAACGACTCCGGTTGTTGGGATAAATTCATTTGTTGTTGAGTCTGGATTTGTAGCTGTCACTATATGTGTGGTATCAAATGTACCAGTAACAGATTCAACTCCATAAGCATCTGTAAGGTTCAGGTTAACAATCCTGGAAACTGTAGCGGCAGCTCCGCTAACTGCTTGCGATAATATTGATCCAACAACAACTCCAGTCCCAGCCCCAGTAACTTCCCCATGGAATAAAAGCTGAACACTTAAGTCTTCTTGTAAGATGTCTATTTGTTTATAAAAAGCTTTATAATGAGTAGAATATTCAACTCTTACTGGCCCAGGCTCCTGCCAATCTGCATCATCCCACAAAGAAACATCCCATAAAGCATCCTCATTCAATATACTTATTTTGGCTAAATCTTGGTTCCCAAACTTTAAATCATAAACAGAAGAAGCGGTTATGTTATATAAAGACCCATCTCCCTCAACAAATAGAAAATCTTTAAAAAATAATTTCTTTTCTTCCGGAAGCCCATAAGAAGTTGGGTAATCTCTGATATGATATCTTATTGCGAACCCATTATCTGTAGTAGAATCATCAAGATGATATAATTGACCATTGTAATTATAATTACCAAAAAAAACATCTTTAGAGTCATCAGATTGTGTGACTAAAAATGCGCATCTCGCTTGAATCCCTGGCCATCTAGCTTTATCAGGGCCTTGGTTGTATGTAGTCCAATAAAAATTAGGATAATTTTGATATGATCCTACTAAAACTAAATCAGGGTCAGAAGAATCATGGGAACAAACAAAAAACATCACCTTACGGTTATAAACATCATTAATCGCAGATAACTTTTCTGGATATGAAAAATTTAAAGTCTTAATCAATGCTGATATAGCCGTTGCTATAGGCATGACGTTGGTCCCATCTGTCATGTAAATGTTATCCTTAGCCAGCCATACCATGTTATTCAAAACGTTCGTTATAGCCCAATGTGAAACGCCTGTGATGCCTCTTGATATTTCGTTGTATTGGTAAATAACGTTATCAGTACCTACCTCACTAGTAAAAGATCCGGAAACATCTAATCTGCCTATGGAACTTTGTTTTAAAACCATCACAGTTTGTAAAGCAGTCCCAAGACCAACAACATAATCACCTAAGCCAAAGTTAGATTGGCAGTCTATAAACCCTCTAGCCTGGTAAGATTGAGGCATTGGGCCATTCTGTTCTACAGAAGAATACCTAACCCTATTTTGCTGTGGATGCTCAAACCCAGCTACAAAGATTCTATTATTAGAAGAAACAGCATATTTAGGATGCCCCCAAACATTTAATCTTGTGTTATCTATAACAAGCTCTCTACCTAAACCAGCATCTGGTTGAGTAGAAGAAATACTAGTCGATCCAATAGGGGCAGAGTTATCTAAAAAAAGGATAGGGCCATTTGCTGTAGTTCTATATAAATTAATAGTATCTGCGGTTGCTGGATCCCCAGGGGTGACATTTATAGTTCTTCCAATTGTATCTGGAGGTGGAACTGGAAGTGTTATTTGTAGTAAATCAGAAGGAGATGATTCAGCACCTGTAACAGAATTATAATAAGTGTACACCCAGCCATACTCAGCCCCACTTAAAAGGCTCCCAGCAATACTTCCGCCATCAGTTGGGGCTATAGTAGGAGGATCTATACCTATTTGATAGGTAGTAGATCCATTGTATATAAAATCTTCAACACCATTAAAATAAAAAAGAAGATTAGAAAATTGAACTAATGATGGGCGGCTATTCGATAACCCTGTTCTGATATTTGAAACTGAAGTTGTAGCAATACCAAGAGCCCCAGAAGATCCTACAGTTTGTATCCCAGAAATAATTATTTGTGTGGTGGAATCATTAACTCTATACTCTATTCCATTATGGATTAAATACCCAATCCAAACAGAAGTTAAAGCTTCAGAAAAACCACCTCTTGTTGTAACAGCCCCTGAAATTGTTATATCACAATTGTCAGCAATCCTTAATGCCGTAGATGGCATATTAGTTACTGAATCTGTCAGATCTAATCCTGTATAAGCGTTAAATACAGACTCTCTATAGATATTATCTTTTAGCTTTAAATCCTGAGCCATTTATCACCAGTTAGGGGTCCACCAAAGTCGTTGGTTTAGATTGTTAGCAATTAAAGGCCCTAATTTTTCATTAACAGTTTCAAATCTTAAATTTGAATCCTCATCCCTAATATCATCAGCTATAGCAGATCTTTTGGCTAGCTCATAAAATTGCTTTTCCTCACCACGTCTAGGATCTCTCTCTCTTCTTAAACATTTAACTAAACAAAATTGGAAAAACAAATCTTGAAATTTATAAGGAATAGGCAAAGTGATATTACTGTTTATTTCTTGGCCTATAACTTTACCATCACAGAATAAAGTTTCCGTCGTCCCAGCCATTGGGGTTGGGTAAATAACAACTTCTTTATTCCCCGCAGGAAACCAATATTGAGGCCATCCTTGAGCAATTTGTCCAGGGTCAGAAACTCTTAAATCTTGTAGGGTAAACTTAATAAGCTTTCTTTGCTGCCCAGCAGTTTGGGAATATATAGATTCAATATATTGAGTTTCAGATTCAAAACCAAAATTAGCAGTATTTATCACATAAGTTGATTGCCCTGCTATAGTAGAAAATCTGAATAAATCATTAACACCATTTTTATATGTAAATCCCCAATCACTTTCGGCATAAAATTCTAAAACCCATGAAGTAATATTTGTTTCACATTGCGCTCTAAATGTCGCAGATCTATTACCTACTGTATCGACAATATTATCAATAAACTGATTACGAGTGAATCCTACTATCGCTGTCGGTGGCGCCATAAGCCCTCTCAAATTTTATTCTCTGATTATAATTCATTCTATCATAATCAGAAAGATGCCAATTAAACACCTTACCAGCTTTTTTAATGTCTATATGCCCAGCTTGCCAAAGCATTTTTAATGTGGTTCTCCAGCCTCTGGCGATCAACTTCCCATTATCGTCAAATTTATCTCCTTCAGGAATATATTGATGGGTAGTCCATCCAACATACAAATCAGGAGTAGAGTTATAAGCTTCAGCTATCCTTCTTGAATCGCCATCTAGCCATTCAGAATCTATTTTTTCAGATCTTTGATCCTTTAAATAAATTCCAGAAGTGCCAATTTTATTCAATTGGGTTACTTGATGCTTTTCATCCACATATAAACGAGGGTTTAAAGCTCTTAGTTTTTGTTTAAATAGTCCTAAATCCATATTAACCTTATACTGCCCACCATATAGATGGGCAGGTAAGACTAATAAGCCGATCCAGCACGAATTTGAATACCACGGTCTGGGCCTGAGCCGCCACCAAGATATTTTGCTGCAAATCCAAGAGATTTCCAACCAACTGTACCAACCTGATTGATCGGGTCAGCAGATCCGGCAGAACCTTGTGGTTTAACAAATGTCTTAATGTTTGATTTATCCAAAGAGACAACACCAAAGCATTCATCCCCAAGAACAACGTTAGAATAAACAGTTGCGCCACCTAATGTTCCAGTAGTTGTCGATTGAATGTTCTGTGATTCAAGAACACGGCAACCAAACACTTTTCCAAGCTCTCCGTTAAATGGACGCTTAGAAGCGGGATCAATATATTTATTTAAGTCAACCCAAGATCCGATGTTTGTATCATTCATCATATCACCAGCGCAGGCTGAATGGACAACTGATACATAATCGTTTCCTGTATGAGGATAAACAAATGCTTTTTTAAGTGTAACAACTGCTTTAAGAACTTCTTTAGAAGTCAAAACGTCACCAGAACCAGTTGTAATCAACGATGGTTTGTTATTAGCAAATTGGTTAGGGAGGTTTGATCCTAATTCATTCAAAACTAATGTATCCAAAGTCAAAGCACCTTGTTTACCTAAACGCTCTAAAGCACTATCAACCACAGGGTCGATTGCTGTTTGTTCCAAAAGATCAGAAATTTTAACCCATCCACCATACTGTTGAACTGTAGCAGTAATGTTGAATGTTGTTAGGTTCTCTTCCGTAGGAGGAACACCTTCCACTAAAGGAGTCGTCGCTGCGTTCAAACGAACATAAGACAACCATTTAACCAAAGTACCCATTCCTTGGGGGATAGCTGTTTTGATTCCTAATGGAACCATTTGAAGAACCTGATCAAATACGGTCAAAAGTTTTTTGTTATAATAGTAATATAGATTCGCACTATTCGTGCCTGTAGTCATTGTTGACATTGAAATTACCTCTTAGCTATTCCTAGCTTTTGCTTCATTTGTTCTAAGGTAAGTTCTTGAAAATCATCTGATGACTGAGACTGTGCTGGGGTCGGGGATTCAAAAGAGGCTTTTGCTAATTCCCTCTTTCTATTCTCAGCTTCTTTTTTCCCAACAAGTTTAGCTTTAGCAATTGAGTCAGGTGAACGTTCTGAAATAGCCATTTTATAAAGCAAGTCTATGACCTCAGGAGAGTTGGCCATTTCAGGTCTTAAAAACCTACCATAACTATTTGCGATTTCAATCATCCTAGGTTCTACATCTTTAAACCCAGGATAATTAATTTCATCATTCTTCGCAGTCTTATAAAACAAGACTGTGTTTGCTTTTGCTAACTCTAGGTTAAGCTTAGCTTCAGTCCTTCGCTGTCTATTAAGAATAGCCAGTTGGGGGTCCTGTTCCCATTCCCGTTTAAAGACATCATCTTCTGACTCTACGGGGGCACTTTGCCTCATTTGATTCAAATTATTTTCAAGCTCTCTTACATATTGCCTTTGTCTGGTATGCTCAGACTCAAGATTTTCGTAAGATCTTACCACCTCTGCTAAGGGTTTCCCCTTAAACTTCTCAGGCACATTAAGTTCTTCCTGGATAGGAGCTTCTTGCGCTTGAGTTACTTCTTGTCCTTGGCTAGGGGCTTGGTCTTGAGGTTGTTCCTTTGGAGCCTCTTCCACAGCTTGTCCTAATACCGTTGGATCTATTATCATACTATCCTTTCTATCAGATTATCCGATCTCGGGTCTGATAAAATTTTTTATTGTTTTAATTGCCTCTTCATAATCAAGAAACGATTTCTCAATTATTAAAGGCAGTGATTCGAAAGCCATTAATTCCGATTGAATCCTAATAATTTTATCAAAATCTTTTTCAACTTTCAATAATCCAGTCATGTATTTAACTTGACCTTCAATAAATTCAGAAAGGATTTTCCACCCTTCAGTCTTAACAAGACCTTTAAAAGCTTCAGCTTGAGAAATAACTTTTACTATCTGGGCTCTATCTTCTATCTCTTGCTGGTCAGACGTAACAACGCCTGTAATATCATCTATTTCTTCCGGCAACATCTCCTGCGACATTAAATCCCCCATCTATAAGCTTACCAATAATTTTAGTTTTATTGTTCTGCATATCACGTTCATGTTTCATCCCACCCTTAATAGCTTCTACAGTAACAAGTTGTTTTGTTTTTTCATCATGGATCAATTGCTGTTGAGCCATTTGTTGTTGCATTTGTTGAGTCTGAATCTGTTGTTGGGCTTCAGGAGGGTTAATATAAGATAGAGGGTTCTGTATATCGAACTCTTTAAAGAATGTCTTTGTTAACTCTTGCATGTTAATTGTCCCAGGGTTTGACTTTTCTACAAATTGTAAAAAAGGGATAATCTGAGTATTAAACATTGTCTGACGCTGTTCTCTATTTAGCCTTTCAATGGCCCCCACAGAAGTAAACTCCCATGAGTTATAAAAATCTTCAGCAGAGAACATCTCAAAAGGATTCGTTACATTCCCATTAATTTTAACCCACAAATCAGGATCTAAAAATTGTCTGTTTAGAGAAGCTAAACGTTTACCAAATTCTCTCATAACCATACATTCAATCAATTTAACCTTCATACCTATACGGCTATTTAAAGAGCCTTGCATGAAGGAAACACCCCTTGCTGTGTTGCCAAATGCTTGGCCAAGACTAGATACAGCTTGTGAAGCATTGATCATGGAAGAAGCATTTTGTATTTCATAATCTATTTGCTGGATTTCTCTATAAGAAGAATTTGGGACTTCTGGTACTTCCATAGCTCTAATACCATTAACATCATTGGCCAAAACAATACCTGAAGTTCTGGAATATAAATTCCTAACATTAATACCGGAATTCCTATCCACGATAAACATTCTATTTACAGCTTGGTTTGCTTGATCAAGCCTTGCATTTCTTAATGCAGAAGCTTCTTTAAAAAGAGAATAAAGAGGTTCTAATTCTCCAGTTCCATAAAATTCACCAGGAACAGGTTGGTCAACGCAACCAATAAAAGGCTTAGGGGCATAGTCAAAAGGGTTATCATCGCATCTAATAACGATATTGCCATTTGCGACTGTAATAACTTTTTGCCTTACTTCACCATCAACTTCATAATCTCCCCAATATTCCCAACATTCAACTTTACCCTTTAATTTAATTCCAGGATATTGGTTTGCTGCGTAAGCTTTATAAGCTTGAGGCCATGAGGGGTTTGGGGTTGGCCCACGGTTCCAAGCGTCATATCCATAGTCGTCTATGTCTTGGTCCAGTTTGTCCAAATTTATATAAATTCCACTATCACCATTTTTTTCTAAAGCTTTAAGTTCTGTTATAGTTCTATAGACTCTATGAACACAACCTCTCATAGACTGGATATCCCCAGGCTTAGTTGCCCCTGGGTCTGGGAAGAAATCTAAAATATCAATATTCTCAAAAACAGGACCCTCGTAAAGAGTAACATACTCATTACTCTTATTCATATAATCAACTTCACCAAGGTTAACCTTTTCTCTTACAGGGACTAGCTTTTCTTTTTTAGACCAACCAACTTTAGCAATACCAGTCCCATAGATTAATAAGTTTTTAACAAAACTAATCATGTTTGTGTTAAACCCCATCTGGTCCATTTGGTAGGTGAAATGATCCGTGATAGAGTCAGCCATAGAAGAAAGAGCTTGTTGAAGAGAATAATCAGAGACTTTTCTTGGGTTGGCTTTTATGTAAGGAGGTTGAGATAAAAAAGCATCAATGATTTGGGGTGTGAATGTTTCTACTATTGTCCAAGCATAGGGGAGTCTTAGGTTTGCTCTTTGAAGTATGTTCGCTTTTGTCCCTCTTGAGTTTAAATACTCAGAGTACATTCTCATCCATACATATTCATACAATGTACGAAATTCTTTAGATCTTTGCATGAAAGAGACAACACATTCACGCTCCCTCGAATAATCATCAGACGTCATTTGTTAAAGGTACAATAAATCCTGTTTCTTCGTCAAACTTTTGCTTTGACTCTTGTTCTTTAATCCAAAATTCATTATTATCAATAGTTTTACCTAAAGTTTTATCCATTTCCCAAGCAAGACATGCAGCCATTACGGCGTCATCATGACAGCCTGAAGCAGCTTCTCTTCTAAGTGAAGAACCACTTTTAGAAGCAATTTGAACAAACATAGACATTTCATCGATTAAATACTTTGATCTTATTTTTATCTCACCATTTCTGCATTTATTTAAGAAGTGGTCTGTGATTGGGAATTTATTTTGGTGGGTTGTATAAAACCCCCAACGATTAGTTTCTGTTTTAGTAACAGCGTCCATGGCTTTACGTTTGTAAATTTTATTATATTTGTGAGTTATTTGGTCTAAGAAAGAAAGCCCTTGGAAGTTTACTTCTGGGCAAATCCAGGCTTGTTTAAAATAAACAGCGGCTTTAAAAGCTTCTTCAGCGACTTCGGCTGGGGAGGCTTGGATTCTTAATTCAGCAACTTGAGAACCTGTATTACGGTTCCAAACAGAGATAACACTAGCGTCTTTACCTATTCCCTCACTGCAATCTACTCCCATAACGTAAGAAGTATTCAAAGCTGGTTTTTCCCAAATATCCCATGGGCCTATTTTATGTTCTTTAAATCCTATTGGGTCTGTTATTTGGCCTCTAAATGCAGGCTCAGTAACGAAGGATTCTTGGTATTTAAGCACTGAGGCTGAAAAGAAGCGATTCTCTCCGGATAGGAAACAGGAGACATCATCTGATGGGTAGTGGACTTCAAATTTTTCTTCGTCTCCTTGGAATGATTCTTGAATTTTCCAACGTCTCCAAGCGAGGTGGTAGTTTTTAAGATCATAGAGTTCTTTGAGTTCTATTTCTTTATCGTCCAAGTTCATCTTAGCGTCTTTAGCGATTGCTTCCCATTTCTCTACATCCTCTGGGTAATGTCGATGCCATTGGAAGAAGAAACCTTTATATGGGGCAACAGACCCATTTTTTTTAAACAAACTCCAAGAATCATAAAAAAAACCTCCTCTACCGTTAGGAGTAGATTCCATGGTGACTTCACCATTTTCAGGGACTGATTGGATTGAGTTAGAGATACGATCATTATCGATAAAAGCGGCTTCTGATATATGAAGTGATCGAAGTGTGAGGGATTGGAAGTCATACGAAACAGCGACTGACCCACCACCGACGAAAGAAATCTTATGAGATGAGTCAGAAGTTTGTTGTCGTTCAAACAACTTCCCCCAATCGTTTTTGAACCATTCATTGCAATTTTTGACAATTTCGAATATAAGTTCAGTACGTTCTCTTAAGTGGCTCATGATACCAGTGTCCCATTTATCCCATAGGGCACGGTCGTAGTTGTAGATACACATAAGAGTTGTGAAACCTATTTGACGACTTTTAAGGATGAGGTCATGGCCGGAACGGGTGGTAATAAAGTTAAGCTGGTCTTTGTTGGGGCAGAATAGGTTGAATTCACCAGTAAGTTTACCTTTTATCCTATAAAGGTTTTGAAGTCTTTCCTGCCACCCAAGGGCAGATACCTCGGTAAAGAAAAGAAGTCTGGCGTCATCTTCACTAACCTTAACAGCCTCACTAACTCTCTTCATTATATCAAGAAACTTTTCAGTATACATTTAAGGTCGTTTTATATTCTTCTTGCAATATTCGCAAACTTGAAACTCTTCACTATTTTCCCAATGAGTAATAAGCACTAACTCTGCATGATGGCATTTATCGCAATAAAGAGTAAGATCACTCATCTCAACACCCAATACTTTCTTTCCAGGTTCAGATTGATAAGATTCAGGGGAAACCCCATGGTAAACTTTATCCTCAGCTACCTTTAAAGCTTCTCTTGCCAGTGCAAGTTTATCAGGAGTACCTATCGAGGCAGCATTAATAAGGGTTGGTTCAGTATATGCTAAATTACCAACCATATGATCTTTAGGGCCAATTATATGAGCAATTACCTTCCCCTTGCTCGTTATAGAAATAGGAAGGTTCTTTAAATAGAAAGCTATCTTCCCACGAAACTCTCTTATATTTATCTCATTCATAATTAATGTGTACACAGCTTGTGTACACAAGTCAATAAAAATGTGTACACAATATCCAAAAAGTGCGTACACAATATGTGTACTCAACATAATTAATGAAAATTATAAAAAATAAAAATTTGTTTAGTGAATTATGAAATATGGAAATTAGTATAACTATCTGATTTTATTAAACTAATTAATTTTTAATTTTAAAATTTTTATAAAATATTTTTTTATTTTTACTTATTTACACATACTTATATTTGTAGAAGATTACTTACTGACTGTATTTATATATATACCGCCACTAGGGTCCCTTGTTTAGGGGGTGGGGGTATATCCCATATCATAAAGCATGCTTTTCTCTGACAGTTTCAAATATTAAAACCTTATTTAAACGAACAAGGATAGGCCTAGAATCAATTATAATGACCTAAGGGATACCTAGACCTAAATCTGATTAAATTTATTTAGCTGGCTTATTATGAGGAAGCAAACTCGTAAGATCTGCTGACAAAATTCTAGTCTCATTCTTCGTCGGCGCAACTAACCCGCCAATTCGTGCAATTTGATCAACCGCTTTCAGTTTTGTTCTATGCGTATCCATCCGCTCAGACACTTTATCTGATTGATTTCCTTCATCATTTAAACAATCTTCCCAGACTGACTCTATCTTTTTATCATATCGTCCGCTTTTAATACGTTCGACTAGTGCACTGAGTATGTTTGTGTTGTTTAAGTTTTGGCAGCTAATAGAAGAAGCTATATTTCTACTCCCCGCTTTATAACCCGCAGAAATTACAGCGTCTGTGTTAGTTGTTGTCTTTAATAGATTGTCTATGTAAGCGACTTGCTTAGTTGTTAGCCTTCTTCGACGAGGTTTATGCCGCCAAAGCTCTTTATTTCCTTCAGCTTTTTTCTTCACCGCAACTTTTTTAGTCTCATTATTTTCAGGCATAATTAATATAATATTACACTAATACATAATCTATTTTTAATCAATAAAATCTTACTTATATATATTTTATTTATTTATTATTTTTATTATTGACATATCTGTATGACATGTGTCATAAGATCTACATAATCAACGAACAAAAAAGGGGGAACAAAATGAACAAGCTAACATACTACACAGATCTAAAAATGGCAAAATTCACAGGCACTTCAGGGACAGGCGAAGAGTGCGTAAATGAAGAAGCTCACAACATATCTTTAGAAGATGCCAAAACTTTTTGGGGATCAGACATTGAATGTGACATTCAAATTATTGATTAAAAAAGGGGGCAATATGAAATACATACTCACACT